CACACATCTTAGCAATCTCGATCATCACATCAAAGGCCGCAAACGTCAACTGCGCAGGCATACGCAGATCATACTTAGAGTAATCTCCAGCAATAATGCGATCAGCACCAAACTTTCGCATGTGCTCTGCCATCTCTTCCCAATCCGTGCCCATGCAATTTACACCAACAGCACACTCAGATATCCCGGGAAAAAGGGAAAGGATACGCGCAACTGGCAGGAAGTATTCGCGAATCAACAATTGCAATACTACGGGAGAAGCTTGAAAAACACGTACTTTCTCCTTATCCAAAGGGGTGGGCTCATCTTTCAAACAAGCTTTAAAGATGAAATGCATTCGGTGACCTTCAATGTACTCACGCTTAGCATTCTCTACTTCATCCCAAAACATGCTGTCCAACTCCATGGGGCATGCGAAACCCTTAAACAATTCAGGGGGAAGCTGTTTCAAGAACGCCGACTTCGGGCCAGATAAAGGATAACCAATGGAGGTGTTAGGTGGGATCTTGTCGATAAACTTCCTACCATCAATACCACAAACATTTTCCATCTGTGTGAGAGGACGTACCATACGCTTCAAGCCAGGACGCTCCTCAAACAGCTTGCGAAAAGGTCTCAAATAATCCAATGTGGCTGCAGTAAGATGGGACGGCTGCACACCAATTGAGGGACGCGATGAGTGTTGCAATGACTTGGAAAAAGCATCTCCCTTGTGAAAAGCGGGCTTACCCCACGAATTGGGGACGCCACAAACTCGAGTAACCAAATCAGAGATGTACGAGACAGTGACATCGGAAAAGTACTTGACACGACCGATGCATGTGCCATACACTTTAATATTCGGCGCATCTTGCTTATGTTCCAAACGGCGCACGCACGACTTATCATGTATTTTTGCTGTTTCGAACAATTTCACATCGAGTTGCACAGGGCGCAATGTTCCGTCACTAGCGCTCACAACCACAGACGGTAAATCATTAAGGCGACGCATAGCTTCAACAGCTTCGTCATAGGAGACGATCCCCGCTACACCTGTGGTGGTACCAGATATTCCTCCAAGGTGGAAACCTAGAATATTAGGCGTTTTGCAATCAGCAACAAGGGAACCCATACACATGCCTACATGCGTTTCAAACTCCAAGTCATAGTCCCAGCCTAACCAAGTCTGTGGCTTATGGGTGCCAAATTCTCCACCATCCTTATCTCCATTTGAAGCATCAGCAGAAAAACTTGCACGTGTCTTGCAACTCAGATAGGTTCCATCCTTCTTCTTGTAGCCAAATAAACAAGCTATTTCAGAAACTTTGTTCCCATCTGGACCAAAAAACCCTTTCTTATCTGGTAGTTCTGTGGGCAAATATTCTAAAAGAGAGCGCCAGGAACCACCATTAGGAACATAGACAAAGCACAGATCTGAGTCATAAATGGGCACACATTGATCATACGAAAGCCAACATTTGAAGTTACCTCCAATTTTACCCGGATCGTGGCGTGTGAAGTTCACAAGAATCTCACGCTCTTTCCACATGTGACGAGGCATGATAGCTACATTCGATGCAATGAAAAATGCATTTGCACCATATCGCTTTCCATTGTAGACAAAATCAGCATAGCAGGTATTAGCCTTACACATGCGTAGAAGGTCCTCACTCTTAGTAGTTTTAGCCACCGGTCGAGTGGGAAGACGAGAAATACACATGTTTGACCACATCTGTTCGCTCTTCACAGCTTCAATAATGTTACCATTCGCATCAATGTCTGCAATTTCCTCATCAGTAGGCATCATCAATCCTTGTGGGGAGAAACTCGATTTTTTCATAGCCTTGCAATATTTGTAAATGCCATACAAGATAACAGATGTGCCTGCGGCCACAAGAGCACGACCAGCATTCTCACGAGAAAGTACTGGCCGCCAAACAGGGCGAGCTAGCAAAACATCAAAT